TGAACGATTGGCAGTTGAGTAACCGCCTTCGTACATTTCAGTGCTGGAGGCAGAGAGACCTTTTTCGATACTTTCCAGCAATTGCTTTGCTTTTTCTGTAATTTCCATATCTCTCTCTCCTTAAAATTTCAGAGTGTCATTTGGGTAACGTGCGCCCAATAACACTTCTACATAGGTTGAGGCTCCGGCTGTAACAGCAGGCCCTTCATAAGTACCAATGGGTTTTGTACCAGCGGCTTGTACGTTTGCATTTCCTGTAACGGGATCTGCATAAACGTCATCTCCTGGGTTTAAAGTATCGCCAGATTTCAATTGAAGCTTAGCGATAACTCCATACACAGGACCTGCAATTACATCGGCTCCGAAAGAACCGTCTACTGGTGTTACGAAAGGTCGTTTTAAATTACCAAGTAAAACTGTTTCTCGTGCGATACCAACAAAAGTTACGGCATCACCTTCTGCGGCCATTAATTTTAAAACATGTGCGCTCGTATCAAACGCCAACAAGTCCCCTTGATTGTAGGAGAGTGTTGACGGTGTTACGGCAGAAGAATCTTCGAAAAGACTTTTCTGACTGATACTTCTTGTAATTCGGTTAGTAGGCGAAGTTGCCATGATTCATTCTCCTTTTAATCTAATTTGCAGTCAGCCAAAGAGACCTTACTGTCTACTTCGGTGAATTGCTTTTCGGTTGAAATGACATAGCGACCGGCCTCACCGCCAGCTGCTTTGTAGGTATCGTTAAATAACTTCCAGGCCAGATCAGCAGATTCGATTGTCTTGACCTTGGTCTTTTTATCAGCCAAGTGTTCTTTAAACACTTTAGTAACTGATTGGGGAAGCCCGGACTCACGACAAATCTTTTCTACATGCTCAGCTAAATCTTTCTTAGCTTCGTTCTCGCGCATACGAGCTACATCGGCTTTAAGAGCTATAATTTCTGACTCCATTGCTGCTTCCCTTTCTTCTTTATCTTTGTCGTCGGCTTCAGATTTTTTATCCTCACCTTCGGCTTGTTTTTTATCTTCATCGTCTTTATCTGCATCGGCAGCTTCTTGTTTGTCGGCCATGTGTTTAGAAAGCTTAAGAGCGTGACCGGCGGCTTCACATGCTTCCTCTTCGCCGTATCCCATTTCTCCGTAACCTTCCATAGCTTGTTTGAACATGGCTTCCTCTTCATCAGAGCCATCGGATTTATCACCGAGGTGTTTTTTAATCATAGACTTGATAAGTTCTTTGTCCTTACCTTCGTCGTCATGACCTTCGTCCCCACCGTCTTCACCGTCTGCTTTTTTAACTTCGTCTTCCGCTTCAGTAAGTGATTTCTTAATCGTCTTCTTGGCGGCTTCCTTAGTCTTACCTTTACTCATTTTCTCCTCCTCGATAAGTTTTAAGATTTTGCCGCCTGCACCTGGTTCAGTAACTAGGTCTACTGACACGGCATTCTCTATTGATTTCACAATATTAATTTCCTCCACACCCTCTTCCATTGCCTTCATTAGCTTTGTTAAAGTAGTGCGAGGTAAATCGTTTTCAGAAATAAAGTCTTTGATAGATGTTGGCTCTGATGCGCCCGAGGCATTGATAGATAACCCGACAAACTCTTTGTCTGGGTACTTTTCAGAATACTCGAGTGAATGCTTCATCAGGCCCCGAGCCCAGTCGAAATGCTGCTCAGGTAATACGACAACGTCAGCCGTGAGCATATGCCGACCGTCTTCGTCCTCTTCTACTTGTACGTTTTCAAAGTGACCTAGAATATCTTTAACAGATCGTTCGGGCCTATTGTCTTCATCGTCTACTGATGGATGATCTGCATAGATCTTTTTACCTTCGAACACTGGGATTGAAGACTCAAGGGCTTCTAGTGAGTACCAATAGGCATCTCTAAGATTACCCATACCTTCTTGAAGTAGGACTGTTTTAAATACAAAACCGTTTTGTTTATTATCTCTGGCCGTTGCTTCAATAAACTTAGTGGCTCTAAATTTTAGGCCATTAGATTCTGATTTCTTTTTAACCGGAGTGTTAACCCCACCGCGAGTAGAGGCTATGTTAGAACTGGCGGCGTCTGCTTCTGATGTGTCTTCACCATCGTCTTTATCATTTGGTTTAATATCTATAATGCTTAAGCCTTGTGATTTAAGAAGGTTTAAGAAAGTAGCTGCATTCATTTCAGGGTTTTTAACCAACATTGATTGAACTTGTGATTCTGCGTCTTTACCCGTGGCCTTTGCTACTTTTGCTTGTGCTGATTTCTTAGACAATGGATTGGCGGGAGCTTTAGATTTAGGGGCGCTATCCCAGAACCATTTATTTATTTTTATGCCCTGATTATCTTTAGATTCAGTTTGTTTTAATGAGGTAGCACAAATTGCCCAAGGGCTATCAACCTTCCCCTTGGACTTGACCTTCTGAACGCAACGATCGTATTTTTCAACATCCACTCCTTTAGGAGCGGGCATCAACCAGTAAACTTGATAAGAAAATCACATTTTCCCCCGCCTAGCGGCAAACACTCAGCTGTAAACTTCTCAATCGGGATATTGTAGTCATGAGCGATACGTTCGACTTCTTCTAGCGTATCAACTCTGCGACCGGCTATTTCGTATTTATGTCGCTTCACATATTTGGCCAGCATAGAGGTACCTTTGTCAACTATACCAAGGGTCTCACTGCCTCGAACTGGCCCGCCGACATACTTTTCTCGGTTCTTTTTAAATTCTTCAAAAGTCGGGGCTCCAAATTTTTTTGGATCCAAGGCTATCTCTTGAACTGACTTATTTCGTAAGCTCACTTTTTAGCCTCGCTTTCTCATTCCCTGTAATACCACTGGGCTTTTGAATAGGCTTTGGTAGTTGTAGACCAGAGGTTGCAGGGGCGCCTGGTTTATTACCAGCACTTGGAGGCGTTGGATTGGCAGCGCCCGCAGTAGTTAGAGGTTGAATTGGTTCATCGGCCTGTTCTGATTTTATATCTTGTTGTTCTTGTTCAAAGTCCCAGTCATCCTGACCTAGTTCTTTAGATGCCATTTGGCCAGCACGCTTAGGAGAAATCCACTGGGCTGTCTCAGCTAAGTAAATGTCTTTTAGTTTCTGCGCTCTATCTTGAGTGATAACTTCAGGCCAGGTAAACTTAGCATTATACTCTGTAATATCGTTACGTTTCATAAGCCCGGCTATTACTTTTCGCCAGGTAACTTCTAAGGTCTGTTGCCTATTCTCAAATAGTTTAGAGACTGGCTCTGTGCCCACGACAGCGGAGGCCCGGGAACTTCCCCCGGAGAGATGCGTTCCTAAGTATGAAATCGGGATGCGACTCCCTGCTGTAACCATGTTGAGACACCATATAAAAGCTGAAGGTTCTCCCCCGCTACTCGTGGCATTATTAGAAAGATATTCTCTCTTAATCTTGGCCGTATGTATGAACTCTGAACCCGCTGGCGCAATGGTTCCAAGATTTGCCTGGTCTGACTGGTATGCGGTCAGGTCGTCCATACTACCTTCGATTGTGGTATCTATGGACCAGGCGGCAGACTTCTGCATTCCAATGATTGAATAGTTAACTGTATCTCTTAGGCGCTTAAGATAACCCAAGACAGGAAATAGGTCAGAGCGACCGCGCTTCTCATTTGAAACACAATTGATCTTCGTGTGAATTATCTCTTCAGCCAGGATCTGCTGATATATAAACTTAGACCCTTGAACGTGTTTTCCCGCATCAGGTCCAGTCGTTATGCCGGTATACATTTGGTATTGAGTCGGCGTTACCCATTGCCAAGCTAGTACATCGTTTACATCTTCAGGATGTGTTATTGAATCCCAGAATTGAGATGGGTCCATTAATCTAATACGGGGAATAATGCCCTTCTTTATTGGGAATGAATCTGTATTACGGCCTATGTTTATATTGATTTCTCTATTGGGAAGCCACCACCACATATTTTCGCCGTACATCGATAGCTCTTTAGCGAACTGTTGAGACTGCACATCCATGTCATTAGCTGACCAGAAGGCATCCCAAAGGGCGTCGTGATGTGGGTTATCGAAGTCTACTCTAAAGCCCTTACCCATAACGAAGTCTAAGAATATGTGAATTATTCCATGCGCGATCGGATCATGATTATATGCCCAGAAGGCTTGCTGTGTTTGGTCTAGCATGTCGAATAAATAAAGCTGCTTATTAAAGGGCCCACCTAGTATCGGGATGAAGTCGTTACCTACAAGACCAGTATTACTATCAGCGCTTCCGGTATCAAAGGACTCGTGAAACTTCTTTTCTGTGCTTTTGAATGATCGCAAGAAAGACTCACGGTTCATCTGTACTATTTTCTTATTGCCTGTGGTTGGTTGTATGTGTGCGACCCTAGCTTCGAGTTTTACGTTAGGGTTTTGATCTAAGCACTGAACCATTTCATGAATTGTTTTACACTTGAACGGGTCTGATGGATCGCCAGGGCGAAACTTAAATTCATTCTCATATCGATCACTTAAGGCGTCTAGTTCTTTTGCTAATGTGTCACTGTTTGGAACTCTTGTGCGAGATGCAAATTCTGACCTTGGCTTTTCTTCCGGCGCTGCTACGAACTCGTCTGGTTTAGCCAATCTTCAAATTCTCCAATATTAGGCGGTGTTGTCTCTGGCATGTCATCAGTTATTGGGGCAATAGAACAACGGCAGCCAAAATGGGCGCTTGGCGTAATCGCATCGCACTCATCATCTGCGTGTTCGTTCTCTAGTGCATCCGATATTTCTTTCGTCGTCAAACCATTTCTCCATTCGCAGCAAAAATCCGTTCTTTCATCCAATATCGCAATCCAAACAAAGTCGGTAATCCCGTTTTCATTAGCCGCATCTATTTGTCCGTCCCTAACTTGCTGAACGAAGTCTTGAGTAACGTCTTTCTCAACCTCCCATTCATACTGAGGGTAGGTATCGTTAAACCCTATAATGTCTTGATCTGATTTAGCTTCAGGTATTTGTCCGTCAGGACCTCGGTTTGTAAATACATAGTCCTTAGAATAGTCGTCGATCATATCGTTCCACTCGTTGTCGTCTATAAACCCTACGGTCATGGTTATGTCTTTACCGAGCTTCATATCAGCTTCGCGAACTAGCTTTAGTATTTTCTTAGGGCGCTTGTAATATTTAACTCTAGGAAATGAGCGCCTAACCTTGTCGATAGCATCGGGTAATGTATCGTCGTTAATAGCTGCAACTTTTAGTGCGTCTATAATCTTAGTTTTGATTCTGTCTAAATACAACGCGACGCGATGATGTAGCTCACCACCTGCAGGAGATGGACCCTTAGATTTCAAATATAGTCCGTGGCCATGTAATGAAACCTTCTGAGGCTTCCCAATAGCCCGGCCAATCGCTTCTGCTTCACCTGCATGTGCGAGTAAGTAAACCCTTCGTCGCATGTCTTCTATGGCCTTTATGATTACAGGCATTGCATCTTTAAAGGGCTGGTCTACTTTGTTTTCAATATCTCTGAGGGCGTAAATAGATCCTTGGCCGTGGCCATACCAGAATGAAATAGTCTCGAGGGTTCTTTGTAAGGCTCCTGCTAAAGTGTCGGTGATTCGTTGCTGGCATTTCAAATGCAGCGCTTCAAGTGCGTAGTCTCTTTGGGTAATAAAAGCTCTGTACCTTGGAGACTTATTTAATGAGCCCCTAGTGGAATTAGCCATCTGGGTTTCTCCCCATTAATAGTAAACACCTCCAACACCTTTACTTTATTACTATTTGTTGGGTTTTTGGCAATAATCATTATCTTCCAGTTTAATATTGATCTCTTCTTAACAATGGCAATGTGTCCAGTGTACGGTCCTTTTATTACTAGCATCTCTTCATCAGGGCATACTGAAAGCTCTTTTATTTGTTCATCACCCATAAGCCGCCTACGTCTCCTATAGTTTTTAAAGGCATCAGAACACAGATCGGATAACCAATCGAGTCTGAAGCATGGGTTAGTGATTTGTCTGTTTTATCAATCGCAGCGTCAGAGCCAACCTTCCAGACCACACGCTGACAGTCTTTAATTAGTTCCTTAAGATTTCGATTAATAAATACTGAGACCTCACCAGAGGCCGATCTAAGTCTAGCGTTCACCGTATTAACTCGATCCTTAACTAATGGGTTCTCTGTTGGGGTCATATCCTGATACTTAATATTATTACGTTTTAGTGTCTCATGGATAATGTCGTAGTCTGTTTTTCCTGCGGCAGAAGTTCTTCTAGCCTTCCCTGTTGCGTCACCCACGAGTAAAACTCCCGGCAAGTGTCCACGTACTTTACTGACAAGTGCTTCAGTCGCTTCAGCTGTGTCTGAGTTCTCAAGCCAAATCCTATCTCCCCAGTAGACTTGGCCCGCCTTAATCTGGCCAAGATGCCATGCCATTGGTGTGACGTTGAAATCGAGTCCAACAATAATTGGAAGGTATGGTGACCAATCTCCGTCTCGTTGTAGAAATGGGTTTTTATCGACAAGATTGTGGTCTCCAAAGTTCTTATAGACTCTTCCAGAAGTAATATCTCTGAACTGAGCGAGAATTTCTTGTTCGAATTGGGGCTGGGACATATCTTTTTTGGCTGCTTCATATTCTTCCTGTGTAAATAATGGGTTGGCAGTTGATGGGGCATTAAAGACTGACCAATCTGAGTCAGCCTTACCCTTCTCATATAAATCATAAAAATAGTTAAACCCGTTAGGCGTTCCAATAAACATGGCCCACCCTTTTGTAGTTGTAAGCATAGGCCTAATTACCATCGGCCAAAGTGTCGGGTGTTGTAGTTGAACCTCATCAATGCAAACGCCGTTTAGAGTTTCACCCTTAAGATTGTCTAGAATTTCTCCAGACTTATAAACTATCTGAGACATATTCATTAGTTTAATTCTTAGCTCTGTTTGATTTTTCTTAAGCATTATCTCGGGGCTTTTATAGAGCATAGAAACTAGACGCCTATATTGAACTTTAGCTTGCTCATAAGTAGGACTGATAAACCAGTATGTGTGCCCGGGATTCTTCCAGGCCTTAGAAGCCATTTCCATATTAGCACAAGTAGACTTACCGCCTTGCCGGCCAAATACCGCAACCTTAAACCTGGTAGTAGCCTCATGAATTTCTCTCTGAGCTGCATGCGGAGAGTAGAGCCTAAGAGTTGCCCTTTGCGTGTGTGGGGCCTTCGAAGGTTGATCCGAACTCAATATCGTAGACAATATCTCTTCTCTCCTCAATCTTATTAATTATTATCGGTGTGTCTTTTTGATCTAAAATATTCTTACCCATGAATATTAAAACAGCAGCATTACCTTTTTCAGCAGCCTTCCATTGAAGACGTCTTAGGCTTATTTTGCCCCCTTGTGCTCTTATAGCCCTGTACTCCGCAAATGTCATTTCTCTTTCGCGTAAGCAGGCCCTATCAATCGTGTCTGAAGACATGCCCATTCCGAATGATATTTCTTCTACTGTGCATTGAATATAGGCAAGCCTATCGAACATATCCCAATCTATTGTTTTTCTTGGGCGCCCCATTTTTTTCTTTTCGTCTGCCATATCTTCTATTTACAAACGGATTCTTTTTAAATGCAATGGGTTAGATGATAACTCAACCAATTTTGGCCCTCCCCAGGGGAGTCACTATAATTTGTCCAGCTTGCGGGCTTAGGATAGCTACTGTGATTAAGGCCCTTTATCGAGGCCAGGTAATTAGAGCTGAGAACTTTAAGCCATTAGTTCCTAACGTTGAGCATGGTGAGGGGTTCAAATGTATTAAGTGTTCGGCGGATTACTTTTTAATGGGAAAGTTCTATATTGAGGATTTAGGTTGGATGCCGAACTATTAATTAAAATTTGTGATTGCATATTTGCCATACATCTCAATAGCACCCTTATCATAAGCTCTCGCCGCCTCCGCTGCGGTCTTATAATAACCTAATGATTTTTGTTTTCCTTTGGTTGCTATGTATGCCCTGTATGGATTAGATTGATTTACTTTTGTTTTTAAAACTCCCTTAAATCCTGATTTACCTTTTATATTCGCTACTATCGGTCTATCAACAAATACAAACCTTCTAATATGTCTATCTCCGCTTTTAGAACATTGAGACAAGTGTTCTTTCATTGGCTGAATCATAACCTTATTATTAGGAAGAACAATTGCTACATAATCATCTTTTAATCTATTTTTTTGTACTTTAGATACCATTGCACTATTATCTATTTTAGAAACAGTTACTGATTTTACTTCTACTGTTATTTCACCATAAGGCATATGAATTATTAAGTCTGGGCCCTGACCGTTTGTATGGTCTACTTTAAAACCCATGTCTTCAAATATTTTCTTTACTCTTAATTCTGCTCCAACTGCCTTTTTGCTGATATGATCTGTTAGTTCTGTTCTATAAACACTTCCGTATTTTCTGTGGCCATGTTCAATAGTTCTTTTTCTTGAACATTTATTACATACCTTAGCATCCCATTGACCGCCTTTTTCATCCTTAAAAATCCATCTTTTATCCCTATGGGACCTTATTCTCATTTTTTCGATACCGCAAGCACTACACTTTGATAAAGATGAATGCGGTAATTTAAAATCTCTAGAGCTATTTCCTTTTGCCCCACTAATAAATTTATCTAGATAACATGTACAAGGGTCCATCATACATTTAGGACAAATCATTTATATCTCATCCATTTGTTTTTATAGGTATCATATTCCCAATCGTTTGCTTCTAAATTGTATTTTGCAATTGGATATTTTATTACAAATTTATTTAACCCTATAGTTCCTTTTTCTGTATGATGTTTCCGACATAAGGGCCAAATACCTTTTAAGGCATCATCATGACCTGCCCCCTTAGTTTGTATATGGTCTGGGTCGCAAGGAGTTTTTGAGCATACAACACATTTCATACCCCTATACTTAGCAAGCAACTCAAGATCAACTATGCGTTTTACTTTAGGGAATGATTTCATTTTGTCTCGTATATATAAAAGTGGGAATGATTTTCAATTGGGTTAATGCGGCAGATGTTATAAATATATTTTTTCTTTTTTCAACTATTTGACTCACTCTTTCTATTGTTAGAGAATGTTTTTCAGCTAATTCAAAATATGTATCTTTAAATATTACTCTATTTAAAAAAATATCTCTATTTCTTTCATGTTGAGTATATGACAAATCTGTTTCTGCTCTACTAAGAAGTGATACTAAAAAACAAAAATCTAATAACTCATTCATTTCGCATCTTCCACTGTCTTACCTATTACCTTAACGCCTTCATGAAAGCCCTCATAATATCCACGCTTAAAGTTAGGGTCTGGTTCTCTCATTGAGAAAAATATCATAGTCACAAGGGCGAGAATATATAGAGCTAATAGTAAGGTAATTAGGTGAACGCCCTTCATTTGTTATTCATATCGCCTTTTATTGTCAAACTATTAGTTTTCGTTGTTACTATAATATTATCGGCGATTGCAACTTCACCATTAATAGTTACTAATACTTGTGCCTCTTGGTTAAACTGTTTTAGAATCTTGATAAGCTCTTTTACTGTCATTTTTCTATCTCCTCAATAACTGGCTTCCATTCTTTACAAACTATAGTTCTCAAGTCTTTCCATGCCAATGATTCTTCGTACTTGCTACAGTGTGATCTAAATGTCTTTCGTCCATTTGGCATAAATTTTTTGGGGGTGTAAACAAATTCTTTACTATTTAGGAAAATACAATTGTGACAAGAGTTTGGTTTATATAGTTTCATTTTCCCTCTGATCCGCTTTGGATTCCAGTCTGGCCTTCGAATGTGATCTTTCCCATCCACGGAAGTTCGTCCATCATCCCATCAGATATGTAAAAAGGCATTGAACGGTCTGTCCCGTATGGCTTTGAGTAAAGTTCTTTATGCATCTTCTCGCGACTGAAGCAGACATGGCCCTCTAGCCATAGGACGTCTTTCTTAAGCGAAAGAAACTTATCCAAGCTTTGAATAAGTACCAGGGCACATAAACAAAATAACATCGCGTTTTTTGCGTTCATCGCTCACTTCCCATAAGGTCTCTCAACCTATCCATGCCATGGCCCCAACGGAACAATCCAACAATAAGCCCCGATTAATATCGCCTCTAATGCGTGGTGACCACCTGGTATCGCGTCCATTTGATAAATGCCTATTGTCGCCATTACGAAACTGGCCACAGCGCAAACACACCAGAATAATAAATGTAGTTTCCTTACATTCACTTCTCGGATCTTTCTGGGATTGTAAGCGCCGCCTCATAGCCTTCACGATACGCATCCGATATCTGAATCTTGAACCAATTGAAATCCTCTTCAGTAAGGTCTTTGGCCTTCAATTTATCCACAACGACCCAAGGCGCGTATGATTCAAGAAAGTTAGTCAATCTTTCTGAAGCGTACTCGTGTGATTCACTGATAATTTTTTCAGCTTCATCTTTCTTTAAAATATCAAAAAGACTCATTTCTTTTCTCCTGTAAATCTCGTCGGGACTATCTGTTTGCCGCATTTAGTGCAGTACTCAAAATCAATTGTAAAAAACCAATGCCACCACGCGTGCTTCATTTCTTCCCCTCGCTACCGACCTGGATGGTAAGTTCCTTTTTATCTTCTTCGTCCCACAAAAGAGCCTCGAAATGTGCGGGACAATACGTCACGGTCTTCTTGTTCTTAAAGTTCAAAAACCGAATCTCCTTCACTGAAAACAATTTCATTCCGCATTCGTAGCAGTACGCAAGGTGCTCATTCACCGGGAGCCCCTTCCGGTAGCCCAATTAATTTCAGAATCGCAACATCAACACCAGTCTGAGAGTTCCAGGCTTTGCGTAAATCATCAATCAGTTTATCCTTCGCCTCATCGGCTGGGGTGACTTCGCGGACGTGGATCATTTCGCCAGGTGAAAGAGAGTGAAACATTTGACTACAAACCGCCGGATACATTATGCTGTCTTCCGGACCAGGAGCGCACTTTGGATACCACTGAATCCAAAACTCTCTGGGCTTATCCTTTGTTTCTGGAGCAACGTATTCGCGGCCCATTTCTTGAATAACCATGCTCATTTACTTTCCTCAACTCCGAGCGGGATCAGCCTTTGAAACACAGCCATACCCACCACGCAATAAATCCAAAAAAACATGGCCAAAACCAACTGTCGGCCAAAGAACATGTCATCCCTGTGATCCTGCTCGGTACATCATTTTGTTTTTGGCTCAAAGACAGAAGACGAAACTACGCTCTTCATCTCCTCACCTATTTCCAGTATTTCTCGTTTCAAGCTTTCAACCGTATCAATCAACGCCCACACCTTATGGTAAAGCTCGTCAATTATTTCATCTCGTTCTTTGTCCATTTCTTTACTCCTTAACTTGAGAAACGAGGAATGATCACCGCTAAATTCCCATTAACCTAATAAACGCTTCTCTTGCTTGCATCGGTACCACTGCATTGCCCAGTCCGCGGATTCGGTCCACCCGATTGGATACCCCATGAGCTCCTCTACGAACTGTGGGTTTAGAGGCCCACCCATTGTACGAGGCAGGTCTACAGAGTTCCGATTCTTGCCCCCAGAGCCCTTCCAGTCGCGCGCCATTGGTGTCGGCAATGTCTTCGCTACTGTCGAAAGCTGCGGCCTCACCGCGGCGTTTGGGCTGCGTGATTTGTTCGTTCCTCCCTCCTTCGCAGTAGGTGTGGGCAAGGAGGAACCAGCGTTGTCGCAAATGACAGGCTCCAAATTCTGCGGCTGATACAATCGTCCAGCGCGCGTCATACCCCAACGCAGTGAGCTCCAAGAGAATCCGCTCAAGTCCTCGAACAGTGATAGCTGGCACGTTTTCCAAGAAAACGAATCGTGGTCGTAAATCGCGAATGAGTCGGACGAACTCAAAGAAAAGTCTGCTTCGGTCGCCCTCCAGACCCTTTCTAGTTCCTGCACAAGAAATGTCCTGGCATGGAAATCCGCCGACAATGATGTCAACGGCACTGGAGCCTCGGTCCATGAAATTTCTGCTCCCAAGCGTTCTAATGTCATCCCAGATTGGCGCTGTTGGCAATTGTCCTTGTCCCATACGTGATAAAAGCACTGCTTGAGCGTATCGGTCGTTCTCACAATAGGCGATTGGTCGCACCCACTCTTTGAGAGCGAGACTGATTCCACCAATTCCGCTAAATAAATCCAAGCCATTCAGCATTTACCTTTGTTCGCTTCCAGATGAGATTCTCATTAGCATATGCCCATGTGCAACACAGCCTTCATAAGTGCCGCCGCAAGTATCATTCCAATGCCCCAACAAAACCCACCGATTATTCCATTCAATGCTACTTGATTCATGTTTTCTCCTTTATTAAAGTTCAATCAATTACCTTCCTGAGCCAACATCCTGTTTTTGAAATATAGATAAACTTCGAATACCTATTTTTTAAACTAGTCAATGACTTCTCGACTTTCGTTCAAAAAATGGTCATATTCTAATTTAACTTCTACATAGTAATCCCCTACTGGAATATCTCCTTTTCCATGTTCAGCATGATCTACAATGGCTAACTTTTTAACTCTTAAATATTTTTTACCGTTACCTTCTCCAATAAGAGATTCACCTTTAATAAAATGGTGTGAATGTTGTTCGCCTTGATGAAGAATTTTAGTGGCTTTTAGTTTAATTTTTTTTGGTATTTTAAACCCTTTATACTGCTTTATCATCACGTCACCATGCCTTCTTAATTTTATCGCTGCCATATTATTTCCACATCTTCCATTGTTTTTTCATTATGTTGATATGCTATAGCTACTGATAATTTAGTATGTTCTGGCCTTGTTCCTTCTATATATATCTGACCACTTGTTGGGCATTTCATTTGAACATATGGCCTAACCCTGTTATCCCCTATATCGAATGTTAAAAGCTTAGCGTTATATTTTTTATCTTCATCTATTATCTTAGCGTCAAATAAATTAGAAACCTTTTCCATGCCTATTTTTCTGATTATTTCTCTTTTAACGTCTGTGCTAGCTTGAGAAAGAATAATGTCTTTTGTAAAGGCTTCTGGTTTAGTTTCTATGATTTCTTTTGGCATTCTTATTCCATTTGAATAGAATAAAGAATAGCCGTCAGAATAGCTCATTGCTGGGCCATTAAATGAATGTAATCTTCCTTGAGAATTAATATTAATTTCTGTAGGCCTGTCACAGATAAACACAATGTCTTTGTAGGGTATTATTATGTGAATTTGTTTCATGGCTTCTAAATACTCTATAAAGTCTTTATATTTTGATGTTTGGTCCTCGAATAGTTCATTTAAAATAAAATCATAAAAGCCTGTCCAGCCAATATCCCATTCAATATTTCCATAAAACATTGGAGCAAATTCTGTTTTGAGATTAGCCCCGAGATTATCCCTGAGATTAGCCCCGAGATTAGCCCCGAGATTAACCCCGAGATTAGCCCCGAGATTAGCCCCGAGATTATCCCTGAGATTATCCCTGAGATTAGCCCAGAGATTATCC